CTTAGTAAATTCATCTTTAGCCATCTGGTCTGTGGAACTTAATACATTCTTGCCACCTAAAGAGCCTAAGCCTGATCGCACAGCGGCAGATCCATAATCTCCTAAAAATGAACTTAAATCTAGTTCATTTAGTTTTGCTTTTTTAAATTCATTCAGCTTCACGGTTTTTCCTTAATGACTTGGAAAACTTTGCTTGGTCCTTGCTCTTTATAGCACCTAACAGTTTACGCTCTAAAATAGCGGCTTGTTCAGGACTATAGTTACGATTAATCATCTCTATTAGATTGATAGCACTTGTGATAATATTGTGGCCACGACTCTCAATAATGTGAGTCGTGTCCCTATTATTACCAATAGCTTCTAATTCCTCTAGTAGACTGCGAGTTTGTTTTTGCATATTAGTTTCCTAATAGTATTTATCTACTTTTAGGTTTATTTCTTTAAACTGTTTAACATAGCTTTAAGCTTTGAACCCTGTACATCCGCTATAATACGCTTGTTTTCCGGCTCTAATATCTCTCCTGTAGCTTGGTCTATGATAGGTTCAGTTGACTGTAACGTACTTTGGGGCTTTAATTGGCTCATAATATCATTAGCACTAGGCTTAGGAGTATAACTATTTTGATTGTCAGGGTCACTATCACTAATACGCATAGTCTCAATATCGTAGTCTAAATCAATCTTTTGACCTACACCTGTCGAACTACGACTTTTCATACATTGAATCTGATACTTTCCACGCTCTCGCATACTGCGACTTGTAAAGATACCAAACACGTTATCAGCAGTATTAATTTTACTGATACCACCTGCAATGTGACTATGGTCAAACTCAATCTCATCTACTGCACTACGATTCAACTGACTTGCAGTCACCATCAATATGCCCATCTCTTTAGCTAAGTTACGTAGTTCTTCAGCAACATACTTGTCTTTGATAAACTGGTCGTTAGGATTAACTTTAACACTGACTGGCATAACCAAATCTAAGTAGTCAACCATTACAAAGTCAATCTTAATACCTGTTTGAATTTGTACTTCTTTCAAGTAAGCACGAATGTCATTCACATTACTTTGTGCAGGCAATCCCTTAACACGATACTGTCCTGACTTTTTACCAACCATCTTAACTTTAAGACTTGTAGTATCAATATCTTTGCGAATTGCTTTTGTACCCATCATAGTCAACATAGCATCTGTTCTTAATGATGTTAGTTCTTCACTAAGTTCTAATGTAATGTACACTCCGCTCATTCCTTGTTGTAACCAGTTCAATGCAATATTCATCATCACAAGACTTTTACCTGATCCTGAACCACCTGCAAAGATATTCAATTCACCTCGACTGAAACCACCATATAATATACGATCCATTTGTGGCCAACCAGTTGATACTTGTCCACCATTGTTAAAGTATTTGTTGATACGTGCCGCAGGATCATAGAAGTAATCAGTACCCATATCTTTTTGTAAACTGATTTGCACTGCATCTTTGATTAGTTTCTCAACTGGATCAAAGTCACCCTTTTCAAGTAAGTCTGCGGCTTTAAGAATAGCACGTTCTAGTTCTTGTCTTTTCGTAAACCCTTCAAACTCATCCAAGAACCAATCAAATTGATTGGGACTGAAGTTAGGTATGATATCAATGTCTTGCCCAGTAATAGCTTTAATCTGTGTTGGGTCGGGTAATATACTATATTTTGATGTGTGTTCTTTATATAAGTTTGCAACCGGTCTCAATGACCTGTCAAAGTTCTCACTATTTAAAATGTTCATAACTCTAGTGTAGAGTTCAGCTTCAGTAATCATTACACGCAAAAATATCTTTTGCACTTCGATACCGTATTCTTTTTTATTTTCGTAATCTTTTTTCAATTTTTTTCCTTTGTAGTTCTATTTTGATTTTGCTTGCCGTTGCACTACTCAATATGCTGAGTAATGTAGGCAACTTACCATACTTAACTACCGCGTCATTCACATCTTTAACACTGTCATCCCAATTAGGAATGCTAACGCTATAACCTAATTCTAATGCTCTATCACATGTTTCTAAACCTGTCTCATCTCTATCGGGAATAAAAATAATTTGTTTATTTAGTTGTGCTAAAAGTTGTACTTGTCCATCGTTGATTGTATTATGTGTTAACGCACAAGCATTTAAACTTAATGCATCAAATATACCTTCAACTAACAAACATACTTCCCAATCGGGTTTCTGAAAGTCATAACCAAATACATAGCCTGGTTGTTGCTCGTTAATATACTTTGGGATTTTGTTATCTAAGAACCTGCTCGTATGACCTACAATTTTGTTATTGTAAGTATAGGGGATAATAATTCTATTTGACTGTCTGCCAGTGTCATTAGGTGTAACTAAGAACGGGTAGTCATTATAATTTATCAGCCTTGCAGACAGATAATCAATGTATACTTTGTGTAATGGATTATTAATATCTAAAATCTCAGCTTCAGGCAGTTTATGTTCTTCAAATTTTATTTTTGTTTTTTGTTTTTTGAGATGAGCAAAATCTAATAGATCCTTGTATTGTAAACTTTCTAAACTCCATCGTTGAATTTGAATATTATCGATGCCACACCATTTTAATAAACTCTTAGTAATATCACTAATTTGTTTACCTAATGTAAATCCACATTTAAATCCACAATTAAAACAGGCGTATGACCAATTTTCTCCGTCTTTTTTAATACCACCTCTACCTCTAGTGTCGGCTTTATGCCCACGATGGTGACAACATATAGCATTAAAGCTATGCCATCCACCATGTGTGAGTTTTTTCTTGCCGGGAACTATCGATAGGATATCAAACATCTATACAGTATAACACAACTGTCATAGATAAACAACAGTTTAGGTTGATTATCTTGACAAAATATTGGTTACTGCCCCAGTATTGCTTTCAAATTGCATTCTGATATATGGATGGTAACCTTGAACCACATAACCTTTTGTATCTGTTACATCGGTATATGTGTCAGTTAAGATTGGATACCAATCACCGTCAACAATAGTAGAACCTTCGATAACAACGTTACCATAATAGGCACTGTATTGTGCTTGTAGTGTTAGTATAGGGCTATCATTGGTATCAACTACACTGGTATAATATGTGATATTACTTTCCCCGTTACCATCAGGATGTAGGTTCGGGAAGTCTTGTCCTGTTGGAATGCTGATTGGCATAGAAGGAATAAAACTAGGTAATATGCTATTAACAATATTTAAATCGCCTCGACCACCTGCATTACTATCAACGAATACAGGATAATCAAATGCACCAACAGGGATCTCTAATGTGTAATAACATTTCTGTGCATCAATATCTGCCAACTCTGCTGGATTTAAAAATAATGCGGCTATACCAGTTGCAGATAATTGCAGTGTCAATGCTTTTTGTAACAAGACTACATTACCTTCATAATTGATAATTCTGCAGGTTATTGACTTACCAGTAATATCTACTGGCTTTTGTTCTTGGTTTAAGAACTGGAATTGAATTTGGTTATCTACACCCTTGTGTAGTGTAAGTGGCTTGGCATACTGAGGCATATAGCTCCTTGGGGAAAATCCTGATAAAAGTATAACGATTTGTCTTTGCGTATAGACGAAAACTTGAGTTGAGTACATACTGATATTTATCAAAATATATTGCCAGGTTACCCTGTGATAAATATTTCGGACAGAATAACCACAATGATACAAAACGAGTTTTTCAATAAATTAACACTAAATCATCCGTTCATAACCATATGTTCTCATGCCAACCAAGATTACGTTGGAATAGTTCAAAATAGGGATGATATTGTAACTACTATTTACGATTACGGAGCAATAATAGATGCCGAAGTCAGAGAAAAATTCCTAGAATTGGGGGATATTTGGTGGTGGGAAAGCAATAGACTTATACCAATTAATCTATTTTTAAAGCAAGAATGGATTGTTTTCAAACCCTATTTACGTACATTCAATAACAAAAGCTTAACTATTATTCATGGTCCTACTTGTAGTATCAGCGAACTTAATAAACGTAGAAGTAAACGCCGTAGCATTACACTAGTAAAAAGAATAATTTAACTCTGTTCTTCTAACAAATTCATATGCACTACAACCAGCTGTGCATAAGCTACAGCGTGACTCTTTTTAAAACTATATCCCTCAGTATTCTTATCCCATATAGTTTTTGATACTTCTTTCCAAGCTTGACCAATCAGATGCTTTTTTGCTGGTCTAATTAATGCTAAAAACATAGCTAATCTAGGGATACTATTTACAGGCTCCGGCATCTTTTGTAAACTCTGATAATGATTTCCTAAATGAATCAACTTCTCGACAAACTCTCTTTTATTTAAATTACCCCAATTTGGTTCACGCATTAGTGTTGCTAAATGTAACTCATCACGAACCTGTGAATAAACGTGTACATTCAATAAGTCTAGTTTGAAATAGCCACGTTGTTCTGCTTCAACATAATCAATGGCTGCCATATCATTGACAGGATCATACGGTATCTCGGTGATATAAACGCCAGTAGCATGTTTACGCATGGGGTTGGCATTACGCATAGCGGCAGGTGTGTGTTTGATAAGTTGTAATAACTTATCTCTATCACCAAAGTCAATGTCAATATCTGAATCAATTCTCATCTTGGGGGAGGCACCAGTTCTGCTTTAATTAATTTAGTATACGCTTTTTGTACGACAATAGCTTGTCTTTCGGCATCTTCTACTGCTTTGTGACTGGTTACGTGTCCTCCGTCTTTAAGACTTACTCCAGTTATTTCATACAAGGTACGTGTATCTCTAACAGTGTAGAAAGGCCAA